GTCCAGCGGAAGTCGATCCGTGGCGGCGGTCAGGTCGGTTGAGACAAAGCGGCATCCAATCGAAGAATTGGATACTGCCTGCTCCACCGCACCTTTCCGGTCGCCCCGGAGGAACATCGCACACGGTCCGTAGCGACGTACGCCGCGTAGCATGGCACGGTTTAAAACTGTACCAGCGACGGTGGCGAAGGCAGGAGGAGCAGAGACAACTCTGCGCTTCCAGCCGCGTTCCGGAACCGTGAGGACACGGTGTTCCAGGGTCTCGGCAGCTGCCGTTTTATAAGCGGCTGCACGGGCAACGTGTGACGTTGCCTGAGCTCTTCGAAGGCCGTAGACCTCAGCGGGGTCTAGCCATTCGGACGAGAAGATTGCCTGGTTCCAGGCATCGTGTGGTACCACATCCGTGGGACACTCGATAAGCCATCGCATGAACATGCGACGGACTTCTTCTCGACAACCTCCATCCTTACGAGAGGAGTCGAGACTTGCAGAGGGGGTGGGAACCACCTCTTCGCGCAAGTCCTCCTTCTTAAGGTGCCGTAGCGCGAACGCCATGGCAAACCCACGGAGGTTAGAGATCAGGTTCGGTGCAGTCTTGAAGGTGGTCGTCATGTTGGCTCGATGAGCCACCAGCGTCCTTGACTCTACGACAGAGTCACCTTCAGGCAGGGACCGGGACAAGAACGAAAGCTGGTCGAGAGATTCGAGGCGAGTATCGCCAATCAGAATCTTTCGCACAAGGAACCTTGTGGAAGGAAGCAAGGCCGCGCCGGTAACACAAGTGTTACGCGCGCCGCTGGCCGCCGACTTCAACCAAGCTATCGTTGCTCCGATCCCCTGACCGTCTACCGTCCTCACCAGCCACAAGGCAAGTCGCTGAAGTTCCAAACAACGTTTGTTACCGAAGCGACTACCCCAGACTGGGAGAGGGCGGTAGGCGGCTGCCACACCGAGGAGGGCCTCCCACACCAAGCTCAGGAGCTTGGTGTGGGCTGCAGAAGGAAGGGATACAGATAGGAACGCAGCACGCTGCCGCGTGCTGCGAGGGAGTACCTGCCGGGTGGCCCCACGTCCCTTAGGACGGATGGCACCCCGGCTCCCAAGTACCGCCTCGCAAGCGTTCCACCACACGTCAAC